CGAAGGCCGCCGCGCTCCGGGAGGAGATGGACTCCGATCAGATGTTGACGACGCTGCCGGCCGCATCGGTCGCGGCGGTGCCGGCGCGACGGACGAGGATGGAGTCGTACGGGTCGCTCAGCTCGCAGATGATCGACGCATTCGCCGTCACCGACGTGTTGCTGGTGAACGTGGCCAACAGGTAGCGCTTGCGGCCGCCGAGCGGGATGCCGTACACGATCTTAGCGACCGACGTGTTGTTGGTCGCGGTGGACAGCGTGTAGTCGGTTCCCTGGACGAGTCCGCTGATGGCGTTGGTCGTGCCTCCGGACGTCTCTCTCTCGACGACGCTGTTGCCAGACGAAGAAGGAGCGACGGTTCCCGACGTGCAGACGTAGACCTTCGCGTAGTTGAAGCCCTGCGTGTCGAACTCTGCGGTGAGCGTCGAGACGCCTGCCGCGATGGTGTTGAGGATCTTGGTGGAGCTCTTCATGGTGTGGTTCCTTTCCTGTCAGATCAGAGGGTGAACTTCACCATCGCGCCGGTGGCGGTGGAGCCGCCGACGTTGGCGCAGACGATGTCGAAGCGCTCGGTGCCGCGCACGACGCGCTCGTCCTGCTCGAACGCATTGAGCGCCGAGTCGGAGAACGCGATGGCGGTCGAGCGGCGGTCGCCGAGGAAGCACGCCTGCGAGAGGTCGCCGATGTACGCAAGCACGTCGCCGTCAGCGCCGGTGGTCGCCGTCACGGCGGGGAGCACCTGCGAGAACTCGACCGGGTAGCCGAAGTACCGCGGAGCGATGCCGTTCGCGAACTCGGTGGCGGTAGCTCCGCCTGCCGACATCGCGAGACGCTCGAAGATCGCGTGATAGGTCGACTTGTGGCAGTAGATCTTGACGTTGTTGCGCTGGAAGGCCCAGTTCGGGAGCTTCGCCAGCGCAGCCGAGATCTCCTCCTTCGAGACGCTCGCATAGGTCGTCGTCGCGCTGGTCGAGACCTGGTAGGTCGCGTTGGTCAGCGCGCCGGCGAGTCCGACGATGCCGCCGTAGGTCGACGTGCCGGTGCCGTTGAAGCCCGCGTCGTCCTCCTTGAGCGAGAACGCATACGCGACCTCGTTGGCGATGTCGTCGCCGATGTTGACGAGAGCGTCCTCGAGGAGCTCGTTCGACACGGTCGTGAGGCACATCAGCTTCTTCGCGACCAGCTGGACGCTGTCGAAGGTCTGGGTGCTCTCGGTGCCTGCGTTGATCTCGCCGACGAAGTACGCCGTGAGGCCCGCCGTGCGCTTCGAGATGCGCAGCGTGTCGGAGGACATCGGGTAGATCTTCGCGTTGCGGCGGAAGACGCCGTACTGCTCGCGGAGCGTCACGATCTCGTTCTCGAACTCGTCGGGAACGAGGAAGCCGCCGGCGCTGTTCACGCCTTCGGAGTGCGCCTTCACATGGATGCCGTTGTTCGCGCAGAACTGCGCGCTCTTGCGGTGGCCCATCGCCGCGAGGCAGAAGGAGCCGAAGCGGTACGCCGCTTCCTTCGACTTGAAAGCCTTGAGGCGGCCGTACTGCTTGGCGCTTTCCCAGGCCTTCGGCTCGGCGGTGACTGCCATCGCGGCCGAGCCGCCGGTCGTGCGGATGCCGAGCGCGCTGCGGACGCTCTTGGCGACCTTCTCCTCGATGCCTGCGGTGTCGGCCGAATCCTCCTCCATCGCGGGAGCCGCAGCGCGGATCGCGACGTCGAGCGCTTCGGGATCCACGGCGACGCCTGCGGCGTCGGTGATCATGAAGTCTCCCTCGAGGATGAGCTTCTTCTGTGCGACGACGCCTGCCTCACCTTTTGCCTTCGCGGCCTTGGTCAGCGCGTCCTTGAACTGGTCGATGGTCATGGTCTTCATTGGCTGCTCCTGTTGCGTGCCGTCAGGCGTGGCTCCAGGGCCGCTGTCCAGGCACACGCCGACAGCCGGTCCAAGTCAGAGCCTCACGGCACCCTTCGCGCGCGCGATTTCCCGCCGCACGATGGCATCGACGTCAATCGGCTTCGGCTTCGCCGCAGTTGAGCGCGCGGGGACGTCGACCGTCACGACGATGCGCTTCGGCACGTCGATCCCGAACCAGCGCTTCGCGCCGACAGGAGAGCAGAGACCCTTCTTGACCGCGGTGATGAGCGCCTCGGGATTCGCCTGCAGCGGAGCGAGGCTGACCTCGAGCAGCTTCCAGCGCGAGAAGATCCGCGACACGGAGCCGCCGTACTTCTTGCGGTCGATGTCCGTCGCCATGCGGACGCCGCCTTCCTCCGGCACGTAGCCGACGGAGACGCCGCTCACGATCCCCTGTCCGACGAGTGCGGCGGCGACCTCGGGGAAGAACTCACCGGCGTATCCGTCGGGACGCTTCGCGAAGACGAAGTCGGCGACGATCTCGCGCTCCTTCCTCTTCAGCTGGCCGACCGCCTTGCCGACAGGCTCCGCGTAGTCGTGGTTCCAGAAGAGCGTCGGGTTCCGCTCGAACTCCTTCGAGTTCATGCCGCTCGGGATCAGTACCTCGCCGTCGCGGTCGATCGTCTCGCTGGTGATGACCGCGGAGAATCCGCTCGCGCTCGGCGCGATCTGCGCGCTCAGTGCCTTCGTCTGCATGGTCGTCATTGTGCCTCCCTCGCCGCTCTCTCCTCGCGCTCGATCTCAGCCTGGATCTCGCTCGCGATGTCCTGGTATCCGTCGACGAGCTTCGGCTGCAGGCTGCATCGGCAGTTGGGATGCAGCGGCGGTCCTTCGATGTTCTCGTAGTCGAGCTCGAGCTCGCCTCCATCGGCTCCAGTCAGTACCGATCCGCGCGTCAGGAACGCCTGGTCGATCCCGACCGCGTTCTTCTCGAACTGGTCCGCCATCGCTTGGCAGAACTCGCACGGGTCTGGAGCGAGCAGCCACGTCTTACCCTCGACGATGCCGCTCGACCGCCATGCCTCGACCTCGGCGCTCCGCATCGCGCGCTGCGCCTCGGTTCGCGCGATCGTCACCGCTCTGTTCCTCGTGGCGCGGTCGTCGTCGCCGGCGCGTCCAGCCCACTCCTGCACGCCGTCCGCCAGCTCGTCGATCGTCGCGCCTGCCTGCAGTCCATCACCTAGCAGAGCAGAGACGCGGACGGCCGTGTACCGATTGACCGATCCGGCTGCGCGGCGCGCGAGGCGCGTCGACTCTGCCTCGACGTAGGCGTCGAGCTCGGGAGTCGGTGGAGCGAACTCGGGAGCAAGCGCGGCGACCTCCTGCACAGTCCTGTTGCCGACGATCAATCCATCTCGGATAGCCGACTGCAGGTACGGACGCATCGCGTCCACGATCTCGCGGTTCCACTTGGCGCTCATCAGCAGCGTCTCGACCTTGACGGTGAGCTCCTGCGTCGGAGCGCTCGACTCGCGGATCGCCTTGATCGCTTCGCGGATCTGCCGCTGCAGCACCTTGTCGACGGCGGACGCGATGCGGCTTTCCTCCTCGCTGGCGTCGCCGACCGACTTCGTGACGACGTGATCCGACCAGAGGCGCTTGACGGATATCTTCTTGCAACCATCAGAGCATCCGCACCCACAGCCTCCTGCAGACTTTGTCGCCGATTCAGCCATCGAAACAGCCTCGTCAAGCTCTCCGATCGCAGCCTCGATCTCGTCGATCTCGCCTGTGTCGTCCACGACCTCATCCGTGATCGCATCGACCTCGTCGAGAGCATCCTCGAGCGCCTTGAGCATCTCTTCTTCGTTCATGACGGATCCCTCCCGAACTTGGCGCGGAACTCGGCGCGCAGCTTCTCGACCTTTGCATTCGCATCGGAAAGCTTCTGCTCGCGCGCCGCGAGCCTGGTCTTCGCCGCATCGAGCTTGCGTCCGGCGGCGTCGGCGGCGCGAGCGACGCTCGCCTCCTTCGGCTTCTCTGATCCGAAGATGCGCGACATCGCCGACTGCACCTTGCTCTCGATCTGCTCCTTCGTCGCCTTCGGAACGGAAGGAGACGACCTCGTCGCCTCAAATGCAGCCTGAGCCGCGCGCAGCTTGGTGGCTGTCTGCTTCAGCTTCTCCACCTTGCGGTCGAGCTTCGCGACCTCGCGCTTCGCCTCCGCAGGAGTACCTTCGATGCGGTCTCGCAGCCGCTGGCGCGGCTTGCTGGCTCGCGGCTTGGATTCCTTCGGCTTATCCGATCCTCCTCCTCCACCGCCGCCACCGCCTGATCCGCAGGTGTTGCCTTCCTGGAAACCATCTGGACCGACGCCGCAATCCTTGACCTCGATGCAGCCGGAGTCCTTTTGGACGCGACGCGATCCGACGCGCTTCTCGCGCTCTCGGTCAAACTGCTCGACCTTTCGCCTGGCCCAAGCGAAGCCGTCGTCGCCTCCCCATCCGTTCCAGGCCTGCCATCCCTTCCCTTGGTCGTCCCACGTCTCTCCCTGCTTGTCCGACTCATGGCGCTCGAAGTAGGCGAGCATCCGGCGGATCGTGTCCTCGGAGAGCGCGACGCGGTTCTGCAGGTCTCTCGCGCGCGCGAGTCCGACGGCTGTCATGCCGCGCTGCGACTCAGGCTTCCGAGCGCGGACCTCGAGCGCTCGGCGCGCGTTGTCGGCGACCGTCTGCGGAGGTCGCGTGTCGATGTCGGAGATCGCCTTCACGGACGGAGACGCATCCTGCTCGAGCTCCTTGCGCTCGAGCTCGGCGACCGCGTCCTCGATCGACTTGCCTGAGCACATCGAGTAGGCGATCGCGACCGCCTGGTCCTGCGGATAGCCTTCGTCAAGCAGCTTCGGAATCTTCTCGGAGACGCAGTCGGAGAGCGCGTCCTTCGCGTTCGGCTCCTGCGCCTCGACGTCGATACCCCAGGCGTGCGCGGCGTCCTGCGCAGGCTGCTCAGGCTTCGCAGGATCAGCAGAGGCGAGTCCGAACGTAGAAGGCGCGGCGGGAGGCATCGCGGCAGCGCCTCCGAGCGGCTGACCGTTGAAGAGCAGCCTGTCCGCGAACTCGTCCTCGATCGGCTCGCGTCCCTCTTCCATTCGCGCCTCGTTCACCGTGCGCCATCCGCCGGCGACGGCGGTGCGACGCTCCTCCATCTCAAAGCGCTTGTCCTCCTGCACGGGGTTGTCGTAGGCGAGGAAGGCGTCGTCCTCGAGACCGAACATCGGCAGGAGGCTCTGGTTCAGAACCTCCTCGTCCATGCGGAGCATGGGGAGGATCGTCATCTCGCGCCACTGCGCGTATCCAGTCTGCGCGCTCGCGAGGTTCGGATCGTTCGCCTTGAGCATCGACACAGGCACGCCGAAGACAGCGGCGATCTCCTCGACGATCTCGTCGCGTCCGCTCAGATCCTTCGGCGGGAACGAGAGAGGCTTTATGTCGATGTCCGCGCTGGCGGTCAGGAAGCGACCGTTTCGGCTCTTGCCGCGGAGCTTCTCCTCGACCTCGGCGGTGAGCCGCGCGATCTCCTCCGGTCCCGCGTCGCTCTTCACGGTCATCAGGTAGTCGGGTCGTCCTCGGTTCTCGAAGAACGCGAGGTCCATCTCATGGACGGCAGCGTTCATCATCGCCGCTCCCCATGCAGCCTCCACCTTTCCGAGACCGTAGTAGAGGTTGCCGGGATTCGGACGCTTGAAGTGCAGCACTTCTTCAGGGGAGAAGCTCTTGCGCGAGTCGCTCTTCACGCCGTAGCGGTATGCCTCGATGAATCGCTCCTCGCCAGGCACGATCTCGACGTACTGCGGAGGCATTGGGTAGAGCTCGACAGGGATGCCGAGCGCCGAGTCCTTCACGACGTTGAGGTAGGCGTTCCCGCAGAGCTCGGTGTAGAGAACGCGGAGCACGGTCGCGTCGTATCCGTTCTGGTACGGATTGACCTTCGCGAGCAGCTTCGTCACGGGGTGCATCTCCGTGACCTCCTCGAAGCCTTCGCCGTACTCGGCTGCCTTGCGCATCGCGAACCGCGACGGACGCTGCTCGAGGTCGCCGGCGAGATACGCCTTCGTCCTTCGCGACGGAGCGCGCGTCGACCAGAGCGACTTCAGCGTCGGGTTCGACTTCACGTACAGGCGCAGCGGGACGCTCGCGACGGCGATCGCGTTGATCGACGCAGCGGCATAGATCCACGAACGGTAGTAGGCGACGGCGTTGCGCGGGTCGAAGTCGGGACGCTTGGAGTCGCCACCCTGCGTCACGGTGGTCGTCGCCTGCATCCACTTGGATGAGCCAGTTGACTGCTTCTCGGCTTTGAACGCGGCCTTGAGTCTCTGCAACAGGTTCATCAGATGACCTTCATGAGCAATGGCTTCCGCTCCCTGCGTGCCATGACCGCAAGCGCGAGCGCGCAGACGCCGTCGTCGTGGCCGACGGTCGCCTCGTAGGAGACGGCTCCTCTTCCCGAGTATCGGAATCCAAAGGCGTCGAGTTCAGAGCGGAGCCACCCATCGGGGAAGCGCACCTCCCCTGACTGGACGGCGATCTGGAGTCCCTCCATCAGCTGCTGCTTCGACTGCGAGGTGAACTTGAAGCCGTTCAGCTTGCGGCAGGTCTTCCGCAGATCCTCGACGATCGGGTCGCCGACTCCCGTCGAGTCCGCGAGCGCTCGCTTCTCGCCGACCATGCGCGCGAGCTTCTCGCGCGTGACCGTCCACGAAGCCTGCCAGCGCTCGAGCCTGCAGACGGCTCCATCCCTGTCGAGCGCGATCGCGACCGTCCAGTCCTGGCTCTTCGCGAGGTCGATACCCCAGACTTCAGGCTCGGCGACCGACATCGGTCCGACGCAGCCGGCGATCGCGTCCAGTCCGAACGGGTTTCCGCCGTCGTCGGCAGGCACTCCCTCGAACTCCTGCGCGAAGATCTGCGCGGGGAGCATCTTGCGCGCCATCTCAACCTCAGCTGGATCGAGGAGCGGGTTGTCCTTGCTCGCGATTCGGAACGCGCGCCAGTCGCCTGTCGTGTCCGACTGGGCCTGGCAGAAAAGGCGGTGGAAGTCGCCGGTTCCCTTCGGCGTCCCGAGGAACAGCGCGCCTCCCTTCCTGTCCGTGAGCGTCGGGTAGATCGCCGCGCGCCATGCCTCGAGGAGCCCAGGCGCGAAGCCGGCCTCGTCGATCGTGACGCGCGAGTACGAGCGTCCGCGGCCTGCGTCGCCGTCCTCGAGCGTCCAGAAGTCGATGTTGCCTCCCGTGTGCAGCTCCATCCGCTTCTCGATCCTGTCGATCCTGCGGACGATCGGCTTGAGCATGCGCTCGAGCTCGCGCATCGGGTCTGCGAGGTACTTGTAGCTCGGCGCGAACCATCCGTGCGGACGGCCGTTGATCGCGTCCTCGGCGGCGAGCTGCATGCCGAAGAACGTCTTTCCCCAGCGGCGTCCGATCTCGAGGACGCTGAACCTCGCGAGCTCCGCGAGCACCGAGCGCTGCGACGGATGCAGTACGGACTCTATGGTCCGCATCCTCACCTTCACTCGAGCGCCTTCGGCGTGTACCGCTCGATCTCGACCACCTCGGACTTGAGCGTCTCCTCGACGCGGTCCTTCTGGCCGAGTACCTGCTTTCCGAGCCAGATCATCATGGTGACGTTGCCTTCGCAGGCCTTCTTCCACTGCATCCGACGCAGGCTCGTTCGCATGCGCGCCATGCCTCGGTCGTAGGCTTCGTGGAGATCGCGCCTCGTCTGCAGCGTCCGGACGGAGCATCCGACGATGTATCCGATCTCCTCCTGGGTGCATCCGATGGACGCGGCCGTCTCAACCTGCTTGACGTCGATGACGAGCTTCGGCCTAGCCACGGGTCGCCTTCTTTCCCGTCAGCGTCTCCCGAAGCGTGCGCGAGCAGCATCGCATAATCACGGCGATTTCGTCTTGTGTGCACCCAAACGAAGCGAGCGCCTCGACCTTCTCCAAGTCAATAGCCTTGACCGAGCCTTTAGGACGCGACATAGCATACTCCGAGCCATTGCGAGCATACCGCTCGCGCAACTACCTCCATCATCTTTGGAGGTACGCTCATTCCAACCATGTATTTACCGATCGCATTTGTTCGCGCTACATAATCATCCGGGAAACTTCCGATTCTCTTCAGCTCTGCGAACGAACATCGTCTTGGTTCCGACCAGTGCAAAGTTGAATCGGCTCCAGCTACAACGGTTGGAGATGGCTGATTCTCTGCAAGTCGATTCCATGTGAACCAACCCGGCTTCCCATTTATCTTCAACGATGCTTTGTCAAGAGAATCTCCCGGCTTCGTTCCGTTCCATAGAGTTTGAACAAGATCTGACAGCTTCACATCACTAGATCTTGTCTGTGCAGTTCCCTGCAGATCTCTAGTTGCCTCTCCTACGCTTATCCATTGATGTTTCGGAGTAAGTTTGAGCGGTCTATCCGATACATCATTTCGTACTGCGCAGAAAAACACACGTTCTCGACGCTGCGGAACTCCGCAGTCCGCGGCGTTGATAAGGAAGAGTTGCGGCCTGTATCCAAGGTCACGAAGGCGCTGCATCACCATCTTGCAGTATCCCTTCGCATTGCCGATGATCATCCCCTTCACATTCTCTGCGATGATCGTCCGAGGCTGAAGGCGCTCGGCAAGGTTGAGGAAGTCAAAGAAGAGATCCGAGAGAATCTGCTTTGCCTGACCCTCTCGGAAGTGTTTTTCCCTTCCCCAATCATCCTCTCGATTGCCGCTCGTAGAGAACGTCGAGCATGGAGGAGATCCGTCAAGGATGTCGATTCCAAAGAGTTCCTGCGGAAGATCGGCTGTCAGAAGATCGCGAATGGGGCAGAGCAAATAGTGGCGCGGCGAGTGGTTAACCTTGTAGTGCCATGCCATTTCCGGGTCGATGTCATTTGCACCGACGACATCGCATCCGGCGCGCTTGTATCCCATCGTTGATCCGCCGCCGCAAGCAAAGGTGCTGAAGACCTTGATTCCGTTCTTCGGAACGGACTTGAGGTCTGTCAGATTCCATGCGCAATTAGGTGTTTGGATCAAACTCAAAATTGCACCTCGGGCACTTGCATTGCATGGAGAATGAATCGACGTCGATTTCCTTGGCACTGGATTCCGGCGTCACCTCGGATTTTGCGTGACGCTCTGTTAGAGCATTTAGTTCCTGCTCAATAAACCCGGATGCAAGTAGGAGTTCATCGTCCTCGATCTGGAGCGCCGCAAGCGTCTGCGCCAGAGCTTCGTCGTCCCACTCCGCGAGTTCCGCGGTGCGGTTGTCCGCAATGGCGTAGGCGGTCGCGTCCGATCCCGTCAGGCCCGTACGCACTATCTCGATCTGCTTCCATCCGAGATGCCGCGCCGCCTGGAGCGTGCCGTTGCCGGCGATGACGATCCCTTCCTTCGTGACGACGATCGGCTTCTGCTGGCCGAATCGCTTCAGGCTCGCCACGATCGTCTGGATGTTTCGGTCGGGATGCCGACGCACATTCGCAGGGTCAAGCGATATGGAGTCGATGGCTACGGTCTCGGTCTTCATATCGCGCCCCCACCCGTGAGCACCAGCTGCGCGCGCTCGACCAGATCCTCGGCGTCCGAATGCACCCACCAGTCCTCGATGTGTGCGTGCTTGCCGTCGACCTCGCAGCCGACATCGCAGACGCGGACATAGCCGTGCCACTCGAGCAGGTTCCGCATCAGGTCTCGGCGCTGCGATCCGTTCTCGAAGCGGTAGGCGTCATGCTCGACGCAGGCGATGCGGAAACGCACCTCGCCGAGCGGCAGGTCGAGCAGGAGTTTCGCCGTCATGTCCGGCGGCTCGATGTCGAGCGAGAGGAAGTCGATCCACCCGTCGCGCTGCCACTTGCGGAAGTGCGCGCGCCAGTCGACCGCGAACGCGTCGGCCTCGACATCGTTCGACGGGTTCCGCAGTTTCCGCAGCTGCTCTGCGTACTCGATGTCGCAGAGGACGCCGCGCCAGCCGAAGCCGGTCTCGAGCGTCCAGGTGTTTGAGATTACCTCGGGGTCGCCCGCGCCGATGTCGATGAATGTCCCATCGCGCTTTCGGTCGAGCGTCAGCCATGCGAACCGATCCTGCCCGAGTTGGGAACGCCATCGCGTGTCGTGTTCCATCGCGTGTCTCCTATATATCACGCACATCAACCGCCGCCGCCACCCTCTTCGCCGACATTGAGGGTGAATGTATCAAGCACCGTATCTCCGTCGCTCGCATTTGTGACGGTCACAGAAATGGACGCAACCGATGAACTGAAAGCATAGAAATATATCTCATCGTTGTTTGAGACAGACAAAGTGAATGGCGAGTCATTGTCTGCAAGAGATGTCTGGGAATCATTCTTGTAGACATCGAATGCGCCAGACCCAGGGTATCCCGTCCAACTTATAGATAGATCTATCGCGGTATTGATGCCAGTGATGGTCACGGTATTTGTCGATCCACCAGGAGCGGCGACATCATCCCAGTCGACCGCGTTCGGAGTGACATCGCTGCCGCCGCCACCACTCGACTTCTTCGCTCGCATTGCGATCATGGCGGCAGCTGCGGATAGCATCAGAAGTTCTGACCTCCGACAAAGCCGAGCCACGTCGTTCCGTTGTCTGGAGACAGGAACGACAAGACATCTTTCTTGCCGTTCGTGCTGGTCAGTGTCGGCGCTGTTCCGCCCGCCCATTTGACCGCTGCGGGCCATGTCACGGTTCTTGCTGTTCCGTCCATCGTGAAGATGACCGTGAATGCATTCACCGTATTTGAGGTTGCATCGGTGTTTGAGATCGTGAGCGTGGTGATGTTGGCATTCAGCGATACATCAAAAACTTGCGCGTCGTTGAGATTGAGCGTCAAGGTTCCACTGGAGATGGTCGGGGAAGTCTTCGGCTCGGTGTAGTCGGTTACCTTCACGCCTGACACTGTGCCGCCCGTAATCGACACATTGCTGGAAGCCTGCGTAGAGATGGTTCCAAGCCCGAGCGTTGTCCGCTGTGCCGCTGCATCGGCATCGTCGATCAGAGCGCGACCCGCCGCCGTGCAGGTGATTTCCTCCACGACTCCGGCTCCTGCGCTTGACCTACCGAGTATCCGATCGGTCGCGGAGACATTCTGTATCTTCGCGTAGGTCACGGCGCTGTTGTCGATGGTCCAGGTCGCTCCGCTCGACGAGACGGTGATGTCGCCCTTGTCTCCGTCGCTGACGCCGCCGCCGCCGCCGATCTCAACGACGGTTCCGTTCGACTTCTTTGTGAACAACTTCCCGTCTGCGGTGTTGATAGCCAACTCGCCGACCGTGAGGCTTCCCGCGCTCGGCGTTGCGGCGGCGGTGCTGGACCGCTTATGGAGTAGCGTATTCGCCATCGCGTCTCCTAGAAGGTGCCGCCGTCGATCGTGATGCCGTCGAAACTCGAGAGGTTGCTGATGCTGCCGCCCGTGATCGTGACATTGCTCGAAGCCTGCGTCGCGATCGTACCCAGGCCGAGCGTCGTCCGCTGCGCAGCGGCGTCCACGTCGTCGAGGATCGCGCGTCCCGCAGAGGTCAGCGTCGTCACCGCGTAGACGTCGGACGCGGTCGTGTAGATCATCCGATCCGCAGCAGTCGTCAGTCCGGCGATGGACGCCAGTCCAGCGTCATACGCCTGGACGTTCGTCCCGATTGCGAGTCCGAGGTTCGACCTCGCAGTTCCGGCGTCGGTCGCTCCCGTGCCTCCGTAGGCGATCGCGACTGCCGTCCCCTGCCATGTTCCAGTTCCGATCGTTCCGACGCTCGTCAGGCTCGAGGCGGTCACGCCTGATCCGAGCGTGGTCGAGCTCAGGACGCTCGAGCCGTTGATGTAGAACGCCTTGCCAGTGAGCAGGTTCAGATGCTCCGAGCTCGTCCACGCATCCGTCGAGTCGACCCAGTTGAACGTCTTGTCAGTCGCTCCCTTGAGCGTGATTCCGCCGCCATCGGCAGTGGTGTCCGTCGGTGTCGTCACGTCGCCGAGCGTGATGTTCTTGTCGTCGACGGCGATCGTCGTCGAGTTGATCGTCGTGGTCGTGCCGTTGACGGTC